CCTTTAGAGTTTCAGCTATAATTTCTTTTATGGTATTTTTATTTTTTTCATAAGCAGGCTGGAGGAAAGGATGAGCTACTCTCTTACTAGTTCCAAATTCCACAAATTTTCCATAGAAGGCTTCTGAATTATCCCCTTTATCTACACCTACAAGAATATATTTTATTCCCTCTTTCTTTTTTATATTGGTTATCTTAAGACCTTTTTTAAGTTTCCCAGTCCTCACAGGAACATTTGCTTTTGCATCTTCAAGTACAGGTTCTGCAGCATTTTTCAGTGCTTTATTTTCAAGTCTTCCTACATTTGAACCTATTTGTTGAAGTTTGTTTAATATTTCATCAACACCTGTAAGTTCTATATTAGCCAATATTATCAACCTCCACATAAAGCTTTTTCACACAAAAAAAGTGCATTTTACTGCACTTAAAGCTTATCTATTAAACTATTTAAGGAAATATCTTATTACTAGCGATGCTCCTTTTCCTAAAGGTGGTTTTTCTAATATTTTGTCTTTTGATTTCATCATACTTTTCATTACACCACAACAGGTAGGCATTCTATGATTTGATCCTGGGTATCCGCCAACTCGTCTATGCAAATCACCTGAATTAACATCTACATATTCTTTACCTTGTTCTTTGGCATCTTTAAATATTTTTGTAAGCTCTTTTTTAAAAGCTTCAGCATTAACTTCCATAGTAGCAAATTCTCCTTTTTCTTGATCATACTCCTTAATAAAAAGTTCCACAAGTAATTAAAGTAGTATGATTTATCTATTGTGATTCAGTATTGTGAGTTATAATGAAACTTAAAAATTAGCCACTATTCTCAACCTCCAAAGCTTTTATTTCTATATATTTGTTTCTATATTTGATATTATCTATGAAAGTTATATTATACTGTTTATCTTCAAATAATATCCTCATATCATCTGTTATACCTTGTAAATATCTTATAGTGAACTTAATAGTTTTTTCTGCTTGCACAGCTGCAGCTGCAAAATATTCTCTTCCAATCAGATTTGATACCGCTGCCCAAACAGTTGAATAATCCTCCCATACCTCAACTTGAAATCCATTTTCATTTGTAGCTGTTGTAAGTTTTTGAAAGGTTATTTTACGTTTCAATTCCTCCGTCCTCATACTGGTATCACTCTATTCATACTTAATAATGAATTTCTTGCTTCTTCAATTTTTGTTCTTTCATCAGGCTTATAATCATCATAGAGAAGCCTCATGTGAAGGATCATTGCCCATTTAACTGTTTCAGGTACATTTTCTGGTTTGTCCCCAAAACCCGCTGTAAATCTAATCCTTACAGCATTAACAGTTTGTAATGCTATTGTTGGCCATAATTTACAGTATCCAAGAACTATTCTGTTAACAAAGCTATCTGTATCAACAATATAATTACCTGCATCAAATATACATTCCTGTCCACTCGTATCATAATATTTAATATTTTCTACACCTTGAACTGGTGAGCAACTTTCAAATGCTATATAGCTGTCATTAGGGAATGTGTCTAGTACCAATTCTAGGGTTT